TCGGTCAAGGTCTTGACTTGGTAGGCTCGGATAGTCAGACCCCAAACTTCATTATAAAAATACGTCGAGTCCACGTCTATGAGACATGAAAGCTCTTGACCCCGAAACAGACCCTCCCGAACCTCAGGGTTGATCTGTTTCGAATTTTGATCAAAAATATAGACGGCATCATCAATTTTGATCCTCAATGAGTCTTTGAGGTTCGAGTTGAAAGGGGGCGAGGGTGGACCCTCACCCGAAGCCGCCGAAGCCGCGGGGCACAACTGCGCCTCAAGAGCCCTCCACCACTGGATAAAGTCAGGGTCGGAAACACTCACCTGAAAGCTCTTGTACCCGTTCACACCCCAGGTACACAGACCCCGTGGGACCTGGAACCTCAGAGGACCACCCTTGTACCTGAACCGCGTTCGGTCCTTGGTCGTGGCGACCATCTCTATTTGGCTCGTATCAATGTCGAACCAAAATACCATCTTTAAAATAAAAGTCTCGCTCTCTTTTAAATGAGAAATAGTGCCTGGAAATTTGCTAAACACAAGTCTAATAGAAAACAAAATAACAGCACTTATTCTTACGGCATCTCCTTGCTCACAGAACGTGGGTCGCGGCAACTGTCTAATTTAATAGACAAATATGCTCAGATCATACGTCAGGGGGGAAAGAGTGAGAACAACATCAAGAGTAATTTCAATGCAGAGTACGCGAACATTGAGGCGAGAGACCGTGCCGAGTTCAATAACTTTCAGAGGGCCCTAAAGGAAGTCCGTGCCAAGGCGGCTGCGGCTCGGAAAGCCGAGGAGAATGCACGGCGTGCCAACAACCAACTGAAACAGATGGTGGCTCAACTCACAAAAAGTATCAAAAAGAACCAACAAAAGCTCCGACCATCTGCAAACGCCCTCGCTGGCCTCGCCCAGTTGCGCAACAACTTGAGGATCAAGCTCAGTCGCGAGTACAAGAGGGCCAGCGAAGCTGGAAACGCGCGGGCTATAGGTCGCGTGACTCGGTCTATTAGGGGGCTAGCATCGCCACAGCGTCAGCGACGGTAAGTTCCCGTGAAGGTCTGGCCCCTTTGAACAGGATACGCATCTCCGTGACCCACGCGTCACTTTGTTTGATGGCGACGAAGGACCCGCACGGACAGTTGTATTCGACCAAGTGGTCTTCCTCTGCGTCGTTAAAGACGGTCAAACCGGCCGTATGGTAACTGAGTTTTATGGGTCTCCGAATGATATGACACCCAGGTATTCGCAGTATATGCAGCGATTCTGTTTCTAAATTGTATACTATCCCGTCATGGGACTTGAGAAGGTACCAGAGTCTCCAGCTCTTTGCCTCGTCCAGTCTCTTGGGCCTAATTTTAAAACATAATTGAACATCGATGGATGGGTGCGAGTGTTCGATTATCCACCTGATAAGGTCTGTTGGAAGTTTCCTCCAAATTTTGGAGTCCATTATTTACTTTCTTTTGCAGTTTTTATATGGTGCACAACTTGCTCGCATTGTGAAACCTTTTATGGGTCCTCTGAGACACTTGTTTTTGGGGAACTTCCGGGGCAGAGTAAACAGTTTCTTATTTGTGAAACGAATACACACCTTGTTCTTGGGACCCGCCTTACAACAAGACTTGACCATCTTACTCTTGGCTGAGAGTTTTAGCTTGAACACATCAGACAGCTCTCTGGGTTTTCACGCGAGCACGCGAGCTTCTGTTCCTCGGTGGGCCCCGTGGACAGTTGCTGCGCAACTGGGACCGTCACCTGTTGCGGCTTCGCCTTGGGGCGCGTTCGGAGGTAGTACATACCAGTCTTGAGCCCCTTGCGCCATCCGTAAAAGTGCATACTCGTCAGCTTGGCACTCGTCGGGTCCTCCATGAAAATGTTCAGACTCTGAGACTGGTCTATGAATGGCCCGCGGTCCGCCGCCATCTCGATCAGACTCTTCTGAGGAATCTCCCAGACGGTCCGGTACACGGACTTGAGCTTGTCTGGAATGTCAAGGGCTTGGACCGAGCCTCCGTTTCGGATAATATCCGTCTTGGTTTCCGGGCTCCACTTGCCGATAGCTTGTAAGTCCCGGATCAAGTGCTTGTTGACCATGACAAACTCACCGGCAAGGGTCCGGCGCAGGTAGATGTTGGTCGTGTACGGCTCGAAACACTCGTTGTTGCCCATGATTTGGGACGTGGACGCGGTGGGCATAGGGGCTACCAAAAGAGAGTTGCGTAGGCCGTACTTTTTGATATTCTCCTTGATGATGTTCCAATCAAAAACGTTTGATGGTGTGACGCCCCACAAGTCGAACTGAAGCAGACCCTCGGACGCGGGCGAGCCTGTAAACGTCTCGTACCGGCCTTTCTTTTTGGCAAGAGCACACGATTCCGTGAGTGCTGCATGATACATGTATTCAAAGATGTCCTTGTTTAGTTTGCGAGCCTCGGGGGCATCAAAGGGCAGACCAAGCATCTGAAACACGTCAGCCAGACCCTGGACTCCGAGCCCGATAGGTCGGTGACGCAGGTTGCTTAGTTGTGCAGGACGTGTCGGGTAATAGTTTTCGTCTATGACCTTGTTGAGATTCTCAATAACTATTTGAACACATTCGTAAAAATCACCCAAGTCAAAATACTTTTCAGTCCCAGAGGTTCCATCGGCTGCGCCCCACGACCGCTCCTTGACAAAGGCCGGCAAACACATGCTCGCCAAATTACACACGGCCGTCTCGTCCGGTGTTGAAACCTCCATAATCTCGGTACACAGGTTGGAAGACTTGATGGTACCCACGTTCTTCTGGTTCGATTTCTTGTTGACGCTGTCCTTGTAACACATATAGGGCGTGCCCGTCTCGACTTGGCTCTTCAAGATAGCGTCCCAGACCTCCCGAGCCCGAACCTTACGTTTGTACCGACCCTGTGCCACGTACTCGCGGTACATCTCGTTGAACTCTTCTCCGTATACGTTCTGGAGTCGCGTGGACTCGTGGGGACACATGAGGTACCAATCACCGTCCGACTCAACCTTTTCCATAAACAGGTCCGGGATCCAAAGCCCCGTGAACAGGTCGCGACACCGAGCCTCCTCATCCCCCTGATTCAGACGCAACTCCAAAAACTCCATGATATCGGCGTGCCAAGGTTCCAGGTACACGGCGAACGAGCCTTTGCGCTTCCCACCACCCTGGTTGACGTACCGAGCCGTGTTGTTGAAAACACGGAGCATAGGCACGATACCGTCCGCCACGCCGTTTGTCCCCTTAATGGGTGTTCCGTTCGCGCGGATGTTGCTTATGTGGAGCCCGATACCACCCGACCACTTGGAGATTTGCGCACACTCCTTTAGGGTATCGTAAATACCCTCGATGGAGTCGGACTTGGCAGCCACCAAGAAACAACTGGACATCTGTGGGCGCTTCGTACCCGCGTTGAAGAGCGTAGGGGTCGCGTGTGTAAAACGCTTTTGGGACATATGATGATACATTCGCTTCACCTTTGCTGCATCATCCCCGTGTATTGCCAGAGCCACGCGCATAAACATGTACTGGGGAGTCTCTCCAGGAAGGAGGTAGCCCTTTTGGAGCGTCTTGATACCAAAGTACCCAAAGTCGTAATCACGCTTCGGCTGGATCCATCCGTCCATCTCGAGGTGGATAGACTTCATAAACTCGTCGGACAGGATCCCCTTGGCGTGCAAGGCCAAGGCGCAGTCGCTAAAGGTTTTTGGACAGGTCTTTTGGAGGTTCGAGACGGTTATGCGCATAGCCAAGGTCTCATAGTCCGGGTGTTCGGTGATCATACCGATCGCCACCTCAGCACTCAGAGTATCAATCTCACTGGTCGAGATACCATCATACATACTTGTGAACACCTTCTGGGCCACCTTGTCTGGCTGGACCTTCAGTACCTCAAACTCAGGTGCCATATTTAGTTTTGAAATTCGCTGGGTCACCTTGTCAAAGAGCATCTCGACCGAGTCACCATTGCGCTTGATGACCTTCATTGTATTTTTAGAGCCTGATTTTTTTAACTTGAGTAACAGTAATGAGTGAACTCGGAACGTATGACATCAAGCCGATCCGTCTGAGCACACCAACCCCACTTGGGAATGCCTTCTTCTCGGAATTCAACCGTGAAAGCCTTCACTCGTCTATAACGGATGTCATCAAGTCCAAGACGGGCTACGAGGTTGACCGTCAGAACGATGCGGGGCTCCAGTCCCTGATGCGCGTCGTGTACACGGACCTCGTGGAGGACCCAACCACGGATGTCAAGGACCAGGTGTCACGTATGAATGCCGAGATTATCAAGCGGGCAACATCTACAATCTCTACAGGAATGCTTCAGCAGCTCGTGTACCTTCGCGACATCTCAGAGAACCCCGTTCCGATTGATATACCAGTAAAAACCAGCACGTACGGTAACAAGATTCCCAGCAACTTCAAGTTTGGAATTTTCTAGCTTAATATAAATGAGAGCACTCGACGATATTCTCTTTGGCTTTCTCATATTCTTCGCCATCGAGCGTGTCATACGTATATTCAGTCTCATGGTTGTTGGTCCATGGGTAGAGAAGCAAACCACGGAAGAAAACAGGATAGCCAGCTTCAAGCTTTTTGCCGAGTTTGTCCTTCTCGTCTTTGCTATAATTCTCGTACATAGGTACCGAAAGCAACTTGCGCGTTTGACTAGTTAAAAGGACTCGACGTTTTGTATTCAATGAATAAGTTCCGTGACGAAACGGCATTGATGTGTCACCAGAAGGGTTGGGACAAGGCCCCAATCAGCATCGTATGGATGCTTTTGAACGAGGAGATGGGTGAACTTGCGTCCAGTATCAGGCAAAAGAAACAGATTTATAAAAAGACTGGACTCAAGAAGGACAGAGGTACGGATATTATGATGGAGATGGGCGACGTGTTTAGTTACCTGTTTCAACTCGCGGCCATGTTGAACATAGACCTAGACGAAATGTGGGACCTCCATCAGCAGAAGGTCAAGACCAAAGTCTACTCGTCGAACAAAAATAATGTAAGTATATTCTAGAACAATGGCATCAAATCTTATGATGGATGACCGTCTGCAGATTGACCTCTTCAACCCGACGACATGGACGGGTGATTTTGGCATTCCTCACGACGGGTTTCCTAAGAATCTCTTTATCGATGGCTCGTACACGCGAGCTATTGATGAAGAGCCAGTAGACTACAGTGATACTCTCGACCCGAACCTCAAACCACGTGACCTCTCAGGGAACGTGCACCTCAAGACCATCAGTCCCAACTACGCTCCTCATGATGGGTTCCCTACACGCAAGTACGAATACTCGGACGGTAGAGTGACGTGGTACCGCCCTCAGCTTCCATGGTGCTGGATGAATGGCGGAGACCAGAAGAGCGGTCCTTTCAAACCAGGAATGATCACAAAGAGTCCCTTGTTTATGTTGATTATTGTTGTTCTTGTGTTTTACATTCTGAGCCGTCTCAAAAAGTAAGAACCTTGGGTGCCTCCACCTTGACCAGTTTCTTTGCTAAATTCTCTTTTTCAATTTTAGACCGTTCATCCAACTTGGGGCACTCATGTACCTCGAGTTGAATGCACTTGCAACAAAATGACCCGGAACACTCGCGGCACTTGAGAAACCGATTCTTGTGTTTACATTCTGGTTTCTTCCCAAACACTTGGTTGTACGAGTCGAGGTCGGCGGAGGATGGAACCGCAGGTTCCATCCGCTTATATTACCTCACAAGCAATTTGTTTCTTAAACTGGTCCCGAGGAGGCTCGTCCAGAATCTCACACAGCCCGTGGGCACGCCCCTTAAGCACGCGTTGCCAGACCCTCTCGAGCACGGGAAGGGCTCGTGCAAACCACTCGCGGTCTCGGTGGACGCGGACAACCACGAATTCCTCGGCCTTCGGGGGGACGCTGTTCGCGTCCGCCGGCCGATACTGAACAAAGTCACACTCCTCCAGATCCGTAATCTCGAGTTGGAGCTGGACTTGGGGCCAATAGTGTTTGGGAACGTTCGGTTCAATCTTGCGACTCATAGGACACTTAATTTCGACCAAAATTCCATCCTCGGTGACCCCGTCAGGTGACGCACCAAGCCATGGGTACTCGCGGTGCTGCACAAGACCAATCTCGTGGGACTTTCTGTTGTATTTTGCGTCATACAAATCTCGAACGATGGGCTCGAGCAAAGTTCCATGGGCTGTCGCCTCGTTCCCGGCCCACTTGGTCCTCAAGACCTTCTTTTTAACGAATGCATCTTCCGATTCGTAACGACTTTCACCAATCGCGCTTGCAGCATCACTTGCCGTGATCATATTCTCACGGAGGTCTAACCATTCCTGAGACCTTTGTTCGGCGTATTCTTGCGCGATCAATTCACGGGCTCTCTGAACTGTTGGACTTTCCATTCACGGGTATCTTCTTGTTTTTGAAACGTGGATCCGTCTTAAGTACAATCTCCGCTGCGTTTTGCTCAGCCTGTTTCTTTGTCGTTGCAAACCCGGACCCACCGTCCATACCGTCGACCACGACCGTGATGAAGAATTGCCCGTTGGTTTGTCCGTCCATACGGTACTCGGGCAAGGCGTACTTGAGGGCTTGACACCACCGCATAAGCTGGTCTTTCCAATTATCATCCACGAGCGAGGTTTGGACCTTCGTGAATGACTCGAGCACAAACCGCTTGGCGTGAACCATACCCAGGTCCAAGTAGATAGCACCGACAAAAGCCTCGAAGACATCTTCCATAATGTGCTCATTGGTGTTCCAACCGTTCCGCTCACCCTTTTCATCCATCAAAATCATCTTGTCCAGACCAAGCACTTTGGAAATTTCGCAAAGCGTCTTACCCCGGACCATCTTCGTGCGCGCCTTGGTCAGGAACCCCTCCTGTTCCTTTTCGTGAAGGTCAAATAGGTGTTTCGTTATGACGAATCCAAGTACGGAATCACCCATAAACTCAAGCGTCTCATAGGAACCAGTCAGACCTGAATAGCGTTTCAGGGCTGACTTGTGCGTAAATGCGCGCCTGTACAGCGCAAGATCTTTGACTTTGGTCCCGACCAGAGCATTCACGACATCACGTGAAAGTTCTGGAGGGGGGAGTTTGACAACGTTAGTTTCAGACTCGGTGTGCTCCATGGTTAGTTTATATTACACAAGAGGTTTTGTTTTAAGTCACTTTGGTAGTTGTCTAAGCAGTGGCAGTTGCGGCGGGCTTTGCGACCTTGGGGCGCATCTTCTTCTCCTTTGGGGCCGCGGCCGACTCCGAAGGAGTCGTACTCTCTGGAGTCTCAGCAGCCTTCTCCTTCTTGGCCCGGGGCTTCTTCTCCGTGGGAGGCTTCTCCTCCTTGATGTAGTGCGGGTTAATGTACTTCTGAATGTTCAGAAAAGTTACCTGAATGCCCTCAGGCACCTGCAGAATGTCTTGGAGGGTGGCATCCAGGCTGATGTTCTGACCCGCCTTCAGACCCTTGGCCTCAACGTACTCGTTCACCTTGCGAGTCACCTGAGACCGAGAAATCTTCTCGCCCTCAGGCAAATTCAGAAAGGCCCGCAGCTTCTCAGAAACGCCCAGGGGCTTGTTGAATCCGTTGTTCTGTGCACGAGCCGCAGCCTTCTCACCCTCAGGGTCCTCAAAGTGCTGACGAATCTTGCGAACATCCTTGCGCAGAGCGCGCTGCTCCTTGGCGATAGCCTCGAGGGCAAGGTTCAGAGTCTCAAGAGTCACGGGAGTAGCCATCCGTTTGTACTATAGGAAAGACGGGTCTCTTTAAGTCACGAAACAGGCCAAGACGAGTACCATAACCAACGGGATCAAAGCGATGAGCAAAATTTGCCACACCTTGTAGCCTTGTGTTGTGGAAGTCGCACCGCCCCCCAAGATGCCACCAGGTAAAAGTGTCGTAGGTGTATCTATAGGAGTCGCCCCTGGAAAATTCGAAGATTGGTCACTTTGTGAAATAGTTTGGCCGTAACCAGGGGGTAAATTTATACCAGCCGATGGTCTCACTTCAACACGTGTGACGGGATCTTTGTTGTCACACTTTCCAGCACAGCAACCGGGGTCGCACGGAAACACAAACCCATTTTGTTTACTTACGTACCCGCACATCGTTGAATAAACGTTCAGGGGATCGGGTAGACATGTACAATCTCTCAAAATGTATTGAGCTCCACACGAATTCATGTACTACTAAAGTTAAAGATTATTTTTGTATATGTATTACAGATGGAGTACGGAAAGCCTCAGAAGCTTCCAGACGGTCGATACTTTCTGCGTATTTCCGGAAAGACTCAACAGGTCAACGGTCTTGTGCTTCAAGATTCGCTCGAGACTAAGACGGTCAAGTTCAAGGTTCCAGATGGTACAGATATTTTCAAGACAATTGATGAGGAGCTTCTCGCCCAGGCCAAGTCAGCCAAGATGGAGTGGTTCGGTAAGGAACTTTCAGACGAGACGATCCTGAACGCCTTTCAGGAGAGTATCACGGATGGAATTCTGGATGCCTCTCTGGCCACTGTGAAGGGACAAGTGACCACGACGGCGTTCGATACACAGAAGAACCCGGTCGAGCTCCAGGCCGTCAAGTCAGAGACCAAGTGTGACGTGGTCCTCGAGCTGGCCGGTCTGTGGTTCCTGAAAAAGTCCTTCGGTCCCATCTGGCGCGTGCTCCAGGTGCGCGTCCGAGGCGTTGCACCCCAACCGACTCCCAAGGAGTATATGTTCACAGACGAGCCCGTGGACGATGAGGACCCAGCGGATTTTCTTGACTGAAAAAAGTTTCAGGGGCGGGGGAGTCGGCACAAGTGGTCTTTCAGACCACTTGGGAAAAAATATCCCAACTTAGTATAAATGAATCGCAAGAGTCTAGCGATCGTTGTCCTTGTAGTCATTATTTTGTTCCTCCTGTTCAGCGGCCAGAAGAGTGGGTATGCGCCATCTGGTCAGGGCGCGGTGATGGGTATGAATGTTGACGTTGGCCCGAGTATGAAGCCATCCGGCGGGGTCAATCAGGGGACGATGCTGGATACATCCCCAGTGATGGCCATGGGTGACAACATCGGTCAGACCGTGTCGTCCGCCAGCCTGATCCCCCGTGACGTTGTGGCCACAGAGGACTTTGGTCAGTTCAGCCCAGACAAGATTCTGGGCAACCAGAACTACCTGGACCCACGCAGCCAGATTGGTTACCCCGAGACGCTGGGCGGTGTTCTGCGTAACGCCAACCGCGACTTCCGCTCCGAGCCCCTGAACCCCCGCACCCCAGTGAGCATCTTCAACCTCAGCACGATTCCTCCAGATGTCATGCGGCCCAAGTT